GGTACTGGTGTAGGTAAGTCGCTGTTCATGTGTCACATGGCAGCAAACTGTCTAAGCCAAGGTAGAAGTGTCCTATATATCACTCTGGAGATGGCTGAGGAGCGTATCGCTGAACGTATAGATGCAAACCTCATGAATATTTCTATAGATGATTTGCATGAATTACCCAAGCAAATGTATGACAGCAAGATGGATGCCATCATCAAGAATACCAATGGAACGTTAGTCATCAAGGAATATCCTACTGCATCAGCGCACTGTAATCACTTTCGAGGACTGATCAAGGAACTGGCTATCAAGAAGTCATTCAAACCAGATATCATTTTCATTGACTATCTGAACATATGTGCATCATCAAGATTTAAGGCGAATGGAAATGTTAACAGTTACATGTATATCAAAGCGATTGCTGAGGAACTTAGGGGACTCGCAGTTGAGACAAACGTCCCGATTATGTCGGCTACACAGACCACAAGGAGCGGGTACTCCAATAGTGATGTTGGGTTGGAAGATACGTCAGAGAGTTTTGGTCTGCCTGCTACGGCTGACCTCATGTTTGCGCTCATTAGTAATGAAGAGCTTGACGAACTCAACCAGATTGCAGTCAAACAACTCAAAAACAGATACAATGACCCTACCACCAACAAAAGGTTTGTTGTCGGAATAGATCGTGCCAAGATGAGATTATTTGATGTGGGTGAAGATGAACAGAAGGGTCTAACAGATAGTAATCAGAAAGAAGACCTGTTTGCAAGTCCTGTATTCGATAAGACAGAATTTGGTGAAGAGTGGAAAGTGTGAGTGAAGCATTTATATATCTTTGGTATGACGCACCAAATGACATGTATTATCTGGGTAAGCACAAAGGCTCACCAGACGATTCATATACACACTCATCAACCATATGGGAACGTTTCACCAAGGATAACATTCCAGAGGGTGTAACAAGACGCATACTCGCATATGGTACGGATGAGGAGATGTGCGTACTAGAGCATGAACTGTTGGTCAATAGAAAGGAACGCTGCTGGGATAGGTATTATAATAACAGTCTAGGTGATCCACGTTATGTAGACCAATGGGGTAAGAATAATCATATGTGGAAAAATGGAACTCATGTTGGTAGAACATCACCAGACAAAGAGGTAAGAAGACTTGCAGAATGGAAACGTGACCAAGACCCAAAGCGTAAAGCACAAAATAGAAGAAGGCACAACAAGTGGGCAGCTAAAAATCGTGCTAAAAAGAAAGCAGAGAGACAGGGAGTAGGTACGTTAGAGGGGTTCTGGAAGGTCTAGTTACTGCCCTTCAGTGCATCACGGGCCGCTTTTACTCTCGCTGCCTCACCCTTTTTCAATTTCTTGAATATCCCCTTGGATGCCTTATCAACTCTTGCACCAAAGTTGGTCTGAATTTTCTGATCAATAACTGCACGTTGTTCTGGAGTTTTATCTTTATAGTCATCTGGACGATACTGATTCATGGCCTTAGTTTTCGCTGACTTCATTAATTTGCCTACGTCCCGCATCCTCAACTCTGCTTTCTTCTTCTTCATCTGAAATCCACCTGACTTGGCCATCTTCGCCATGCGCCTTCCAGCTGCCTTGCGGGCAGATTTACTCATCACCTTTTTTGCTTTTGCCTCTGAATATAGTTCTTTAAATGTTTTCATTTACTTGTACACCACATGTGGAGCTGCTTCGTCAGACTGTGACATAGAGTATGCAGCAATATTATCGCACACAGTATTTGCTATGCGTTTGTTGTCCTCTAATTGGGATACAAAGAACATACTTCTATATTTAGAAAATCTCCAATCTGCACCACCAACTCTACCAATCCTCTTTGCACTTGCAGATTTTACAAATGCGTCCTTTTTCATCCTAGACCCTTCCAAACCAATAAACATATTGTACAACTCTTCTAAAAACTGTGGTGTAGGGTTTGTTGCTAACTCTTTCAGAGTCCTATTGTCATAGGGAAATTTTGTTAGTGTGCTGTTTCTGATCATGATTGACTCCAGCACACCGCCACCTATCTTACCAGCAGCTGCTGACTTGCCTTTGACTTCACCTTGCCAACTCTTTGCATTGTCAAAAGTTCTAAGTTGCATCTTGACCTTCTTATCTTTCCCAAGGTAGATATAGTAGTCCTTGGAGTTGAAAAATGACCTGTCACTCTGTTTGTCGTAACCACCATACTCGACTGGCCGCCTTATAAATCCAGTGGTATTATTTTCAACCACCGTAACGCTGTCAGATGTTACTTTTTTGAGTGATATACCAATCAAATCACCAGAGGCATAGAGTTCTTTCAGATCGTTAGTAAACTCGCCAAGAGTCGAGTGTTTATTGAAATCAAATGAAGCACCAGACTTGACAGCCCATATATCAGCAGGACTCCATTTGTTTATATCAGAGAATGGTTTTGGTTTTTCTGCTTTGTTGAGGTTTTTGAAAATTGTCTCTATTTCTTTCACAAAGGAAGACCCTCTGTGAAATACATAGGTGCCCGTGAGATTTTTCTTCATCTCATTACCAATAGCAATACTAGAATCCCACCATCCTTGATCAAGTGCAGCCTCTATATCACCAAGGGATTTATCCACATCAAAATTTGCACTGTATTTACTCCATTCTGTGGATGGCATTTCATCATCCACCGATAGACTTTTACCATCGAATATTGCAGCAGCATATATGCATTGGGCACATTCTGCTGCAGCCGTCTGTGCTGCACCACCGCCGGAACCTTTACCACCACCAAACATTGCAGATTTTTTTATGTCGCCCAATTTAAGTTCATCACCCTTATCAGTGACAAAGACCTTTTTGAAACTACGACCAGACTTGAAAGCAGTAGCATAATCACCGCCTTCTGCTGCAATACGAGCGTCATCATCCATCCATGATAATTTAACTGTGCCTTTGTTAGTCTCTATGGGTGTGCCATCCTTTATAGCCTGAACAAGAACCTCACCCCTTAACGTGGATGATCCCCTAAGAGTGTTATTGACAACACTTAGATTAAGCATCCCTTCTCGTAATACATCCTGTATCCTATACACATGATTGACATTCGACTCCAATATGCTTGGTTTTCTTAATTGCCTAACTGCTGTTTTTACTCTCATTTGTCCCATGCCTTTATCGCTGTGAAGTTATTGAATGAAAATTCCATGCGGTCAACCAATTTGACTGCACCACCGCTTACTCTATCTATCGCCACATATCCCTCTGGATTAGTCGCCTTGAACCCGTTTGCTGTCTTGATGAACGTACCAATAGACTTGACCTGATCCAATTTGTTGATGATCACTGACTTCGCCTCGACCAGTAAATTCTGAAACTTGATCACCTCTGTCAGTGTCATAGTGTATTTACGCAATTCACGAATATATTCCTTCTGCATGGCCTCGTATTTCTTCTTACCCTTATCGGACTTTGCCTTGTCAATCTGCTTCTGTATCGAGTCATATACCCATGCCTCGTATCCCTTGGAATGAGACATAGGATTGGTAATCTTTTGCCCTGCTCGGACCTTGCTATTGTTATAGGTCTTGAGAGATGCCCCTGCCAATGTACCAGTAAACTGCCCCTGTAGTTTTAGAAATCCTCTTAGTTTGTTCGCATTGATCTTCTGAAACGTTCTGCCTGTATCACTCAATATACTGGTCACATCCTCTGTTTCTTTTTTCGTGAACGTGGCCGTGCCACTCGTATCCTTATAGGTTGCATCATCCATCCACACACTAGAGGGTTTGCTCAATCCAGAAATATCAACGCCAAATGATGCCGTCATGTCCTGTAGAGCGTCACCAGTGTATGTTGTGTGCCAAACGATACCAATCTTCGCTGCTTTAACTTTTTTACCGAAATCACTATCCACAAGAACAGCATATACAATTGTATTGGGTTGAAACGTATAGTATGAATTACCATCAATATTAGTAGTCTCCACATCATCAGTGAACATTAGATCACCCTGTAATACACCCTTGATGCCCAACTTACTCAATTCCGCTAATGCGACCTTGAACTTTGCATTTAACGTACCGCTCAGATCAGCATCAATTTCTGCATCAGTCTTATACAGTTTAGGAGACACATTGAATACAGACTTTTTTGCAACAAAAAACTTATTATCACTAGGATCAATACCAGCAAAGATCGCTGGAGCACCATCCCACTTGACAGTCATATTGACAGAAGAACGAGTTGC